TTGACATATTTTTTTGTGTGTGTAGCGGGCCGAGGCAGAAGCCCCGGCCCTAATTATTAAGTATCAGATACCAAAGCCGAAGCCATTGATGCCATCAAACATCACCATAGCTAGGCCAGCGCCAGCCCTGGCCTCGACAGCCTGGGCAACGCACTTGGTACCGGCAAGGCACGCAGTAAGGTCAAGACTCGCGCCAACCTTAACCGTAAGCGATGCCCCGATTGCCACAGTCGCATCATGGTCAGCCTCGACCATGCCACGGACACGGAACAAGCCCTCGGTATCAATGGCTACCGCTTCAAGAGCGACAGCCACAATACCCGTATTGTCCGAAGTAGAAACCTCGTCCCCATTAGTAGCCGCGGCAGTCTTATACAGCTGCGCTACAACAACACCGTTAACCGTCTGAACGGATTCGTTAAGAGTCACAACGGCACCCTTAGCACAAGCGGCGTGGGCAAGAAGCTTCACATCCTGATTCGGAATTATCACGCCCGCATTGGGCCCCTGAATTGATCTAGTCATAATTTAATCCTCCTTGGATCAGCCGGTGAAGCCGGTAATGTCGGCATTAGGCTCAATAAGACCCTGGCGCTGACGACTACGGCAGATAAAGTTATACCAAGAGTCAACCGGCTTAACCGTAGTGAACGGCTGGTTCGGGTGACGCATAGTGGGATGGGAATACATGTACCGCGTAGTGTGATACACAAACTTCAGGTAGTTCGCGTTGACAAAGTAATAGCGAGGGCCCCGAACACTAGAATTGACAGCACTAGTTTCTGTGCCAAGATCGCCAGCTGCGTCAGTTCCATACACCGCAACATCATCCAAAGATGACACATACTCCAAGTCAACACCAGCGTACTGAGGTTTCATGTACGAAGGATCCTGGCGGGAAGCAGTCACGAAAGTATCCTGAGAGGCCCGCAACTGAGCAACATAATGCGACTGACCCTTCTTAGAGCACGCAATAAACATAGCGTTCATCTGCGGATTCTCGAAATACTCCTGATGGCTAGGAGGGGGAACAAACTTAACATCCAACCACATATCATCGAATGCAGAAAACAGAGTCTCCTTAGTATCAATGAAGGTTGTGATTTTATTTCTCCACTTTGCCTCGACGGCCGGATCAATGTTCTGAATCGTAGATCCAGTAGCAAACCCAACAGGAAGAATCCCATCATGGTCATTGATGAAAGTGGTCAGGCTGTACGGCTTGGTGCCAGCGGCACCTTCCATATCAGCAGCCGAAGGCGCGGTAAAGATCGCATCCTCACAACCGTTCAAGAGCGAGGTCCAAAGACGCTGCTCCTTACTACGCTTGAGAGTCTTGTAGGTCTGGTGACGCGCACCACGACCTTGACCACCGGTATTAAGTTCGATTTCCTGATCAGTCCAGCTCATGTGATCAACGCTGAAGCGCCAATCAATCTCCCAGTCAGTTAAGACCTGGGGGTTTTGCCAAGAGAACGTGTCGTTGGGCTGGTAGAACTGGAAGGTCGAGGCATCATCGAACATGATGGTGTCTTTAATTTTAGACCCACCTTGTACTGTCTCGGAAGGTCCCTTACCGCGCATAAAACGCCGCAAGAGGTAATTGTTCTTAACAGCTTCATTAACGATCTGATCCGCGCCACTAAGGTAGCTCGGGCCAGTCGTGTCCATGAAGTCGTTAAAAGTATTAAGCGCAGAGCCCATCTAATATCTCCTAAATCTGTTGTTGACCAATTGCCCGCGCCCTTTCAATTCGATCCGGCGCGGAACTCTCTAACATTCGCAAAACCGCATCATCTCTCTCGTCAGACGAGATCGGTGAGGTAGCTTCTGCACGACCAGCGCGGACATCCGGCTGACCGTTCGCTCGGTAGTTACTGAGGGTCTTTGTAGCGGCTTGCGCCTCACCCTTCAGATCTTCCCGAAACTCCATCAAGATGGCTTCCTCCATAACGCTGGCAGTGTCTCCATCTGCACCGTCGCCATAAAGATCGCCCATCCTATCGAGAACATTCCCCCACCTATCGCTGTTCGTATCGCCCACCTGGGGAAACCGTTCAACGAGCGATGATCGCGCTCCCTCTAGATCCAAGTACAACATCCGAGACTGCATGCCTTCGATAGCTTCGCGTTGCTCGTTAATAATGCTTTCCATGGGTCCAAGTGCAGCCCGTTGAGACTCCACCATTAGATCCCGTCCTGATTCGTCAAGCCCTAAATACTCAGCGTACTTATTGTGCGCTTCATTGATTGCTGCATTAACGGGTGTGTCCGATGTGGGCTCTGCTGTAAGGCCGTCATCAGGTTCCGTTTGAGCAGCCTCATTAGGCGCTTCTCTTGCTTCTCGTAACAGTCGGTCTACATCTCCTTGAGATTTCCGTCGGTGAGCGGCGATTGTGATCAACCGCTCATCGTCAAATCCTTCAAGGTCTTTAGCACTCCAGCCATCACGGCGCAGAATACCAAGTGCTTCGTCAATATCCCCAGAGGGTCGAGGAGAATCATCAGGAGACTCATCCCCAGATTCGTCAATAGCAACACTCTCCGTGGAACCCTCCTCGACATAGTCAGGGTCGTCTGGATCGGGGTCACCGTCAAGCTCTAATAGGACTGAATCCATCTCCTTCTCGGATGAATCCTCCATAGAGGTGACCTCCTCGGTGGGGCTCTCAACCTCCACAGGGGGGATTTCCGGCTGCTCAACCATCTTTTCGCTGTCCATTAGTCTTTACAATATCCTCCCGCAAGGCGCGGGTCAAAGCTCATCATAGTGAATGTTTACGCCTTCTTCGCCACGGGCTCGCGCTGTGGCCTCTCGGGCTTCCTGCATATTGACAAAACGGGGGCGTCCCTTGCTATCAAAATTACCTTTATGGTATTTCCAATGCCTAGGCAACTGCTCAGAGGCGAATCCGTTGTCCTTTCTACAGATAATTTGAAGTTTCGATTTGGGTTTTTTCATATTTACATTCCTGGGATTCCGGGCATTTTAGGCATTCCGCCCCCCTGACCCTGCTGCATAGGAGCCTGGAGCATCTTTCCTGAGTCCTGACCAGCATTCGGAAGCTCCTTGGAGGGACGCTTCTCTGGTACAGCTTTAGGTTTAGGGGTGGTGCCTACCTGGCTTTGAAGCTGGGGTCGTGCCGACTGGCGGGCGACCCTAGCCTGTGTCTGCTGCTGCTTGGCTAGATCCTCAGCGAATCTCTCCAGAAGCTTCTCGTCCACTAGCTCCGCTAGATCCGGGGCATTCATGGCATTCCCGATCTTGGCGAAATGGTCGACCCAGGGGTAATCAGGGTACTGCTGCATAGCTGGAAGCGTGTTTAGGAGCATAGAGTGCATCTCCATAGCCCTCTTCTGGGCCAAGCCCTCATTGGACCTCTCCATCGAATAAGGCTCGATCTCAAGCTCCATATCCTCAAAAGTGAAGCCATCGGTGGGTGAGTGGCCACCTCCCTGGAACATGGGCTGCTCGTCAGGCGGGATCCCCATATCCCTCATAACCTCTTCATCCAGAGGGAAAACGATCCGGTCGTCATGGTAAAGGTAGAACGCCACCTTCTCCAGACAGGCAATCACGGAGTCCGTAAACGCCTGCTTGATGAATGCCATGCGGGTGTTACTGGCCTCGCTGGCAATCGTATGCTCAGTCGCCGTACCGACCCCCGCCACATTGCCCCTCAGGGCCTCATCCATGCCTAGGGCCCTATCTGCCCTTTCCCTAGCAGCCTCAATCCACCCTATCTGCTGTTCAGTCTGCCCACCAACCTCAAACTCCTGAACCATGGCGCGGCCATCTTCAAAGGGCAACACGACCACATTATCGTGGCCGACATCCTTGACCAACTGGGCGGTACGGGGATCGTTCACCCCCGCGATGCGCTTATGGTTAAGCATTGACCGGGTCGCTGCACGGACATGCAGGTTTAGATCGCTCACCTGAGCCTCCACCGCAGTTAGGGGAGAGAGCGGGAAGGGGGAATCGGGCACCTTGTAGATACCGAATACCGAATATGGCCCGGTGCGGGGACCGTAATAAGCCCTGGGCTTACGGGCAAACTTGCCAGAGGGGCTATTGCCATCAGGGCCCTGGGCCGAGCAGAGCGTGTAAATCGTTCCGTGAAATCCATTATTGGGGCCGGGGCTATCCTTGAGATTCGTTTCCGGAATCCAAACTTCAAATAAGACTAGCTCGTCCCTGTCAGGAGCGCTGCTGTTTCCAGAGGATCCCTTCTTCTTGGGGCCTGTCGCTGCAGCCTCCCGCAAGACCTCCACATCCCAACCCTCCTCAGGGCTCTCCTTGGCGCGGCTTAAAAGATCCTTGCGGTCGCGGCGAACCTCATGCCCCATGAACCGGGCATCCGATGTCCGCTCGGCCTCCGCATCCATGAAAAACTTCTTCTGACTAATCCGCTCGACCACAGGCCAGGTGGGCTTGCTGGGATCCTGGGCCTCCATCTCGGGGAGCATAGCCGACATATCCTGCCCGTCACGAACGGACTCCTTGACCATTGCGACCCCATAGCCAAACAGCATATCGGTAGCAAGCTCAACGAGCTTCTTACGCAGAACGATATCTCTGACCCAGCGATCAAGACCGTACTTCAACGCCTGGGCGACATCCCGTGAAGGGCCTGGTCGCCTAGATGTAACCTGAACACGGGGGTTATCAAAGATAAGCCTCGGGATCATCAGGGAGATGTACTCGTAGTATGTATTTTCTGGGCTGTAGTCTTGGGACTCGCCACTAGAGTCCTCATGGTAATGAGGCCCGGTAAAGCGCTTGCGCTGCTTATCCAAGGTCTTTGCATACTCGTCCCTGAAGGAGCAAGCTGCCTTAATCTCGACCATTAGCTTCTCTGGATCACTTGTTAGCATATTTTCCTCTCTCCGATTTCTCGTCCTGCTTCTGAATCTTATTGTGCCCTAAGATCGCGCCATAGGATGCATGATCATAACCCCCATCCTCTTCCTCGATACCCATATCCCGGTTCCACATGAACATCGCCGCATACCGTATACAGTCCAGGGCGTGATCTGAGCAGGTTGGGTCGGGGCGCTCCCTTGTTGGGGCACCGTCCCGGCTCCTGGTCCAGATGTAACTAGGCATCTCGTCCTCAAGGCAGTACGGCTTCTTGTTCTCGACCCGAATCTTGTCTCGCCCCTGGAGGGAGTTACGAAGCACGAAGATCCGCGGGCCATTCTCGCCAGCCATCAAAGCCCAGCGGACCATGTCGATGCCCGTGCGGATCGCGTTCTTAGCCTTCCGTGCGATACGCCGACCACCGCGCCCGCGTGCGTGACCTAACCGGTCATTGAACACCTTGATGTACTCTGGTTCACTCGGGTCACAGACCAGGGCCTGGAGATCGTACTTCTTCGTGGCCGACTCAACCTTGTCAGCCCACCAATCCATCGTCTCGCCGGTACGGTAGATCTCTAGGATCCGATACATCCGGTCATCGTTGACACCCCAGATCTGCAAACAACCAGGGTGCCGAAGCCCCTTGTCGTAAGAGCCAAAGCACCACTTAAAGTCAGGGGCATCCTCTGCGTCGATAATATGCACGGCTGGATCCCACTCTTCATAGATCGCGCCCTCCTCACTCGCCCACCGGCCTTCGTAGAGGTTAGCCCTGCGGGCCCCGGTAAGGTTCGAGAGTATGCCTTCCACATATGAAAGCCCCTGTTTAGTCCATTCCTCCGTTTCGTGATTAAAGTAAACGGGGTTATCTTTATGTCGAGAGAGTAGACGGATCCGGTTGTCATCGACATGCCTATCCTCTACCTCCCTCATGCCAGCGGGGAAGTGCTTGTTCAGCCAATGGTACTCACCAGCCGGGTTCGTGTCAGCGATCCGCATCTGCCA